TCAGTTTAGATTGTTCATTAAAAAAATCTAAGGCCTTTTTCTTAGTTTTAAATTTGTTGATTATTTTCCTTTTTTCTTTATTTTTGAAGAGAATGATTAAATAGTTCATATAATAAAAATAAAATACATAACTTAAATATAAATAATGGAAAATTACTACGAGATACTGGGAGTTAACGAGAACGCAACATCAGATGAAATTAAAAAAAGTTATAGGAAATTAGCTATGGAACATCATCCTGACAAGGGTGGTAATGAAGAAAAATTTAAAAAAGTTTCTGAAGCATATGATATCTTAGGTGATGAAAATAAAAGAACTAATTATGATAACCAAAGAAAAAATCCATTCGGTGGAAACAATATCTTCGAAGAATTTTTCAATTCATTCAATAATAGAAATCGCCCCCCATCAGTCCCTGACAAAATAATTAATTTAGAAATTAGTGTTTTAGATTCCTTTAAGTCTTCAGAAAAAACTTTTACATATTTAAGGAATGAAAAGTGTGAAGGTTGTGATGGTAATGGTGGTGAAAAAACAAAATGTAATGTTTGTAATGGAACAGGAACAATTGTTATGAAAATGGGTAATGGTTTCTTCACCCAAGTTTTTCATCAAAATTGTAATCATTGTAAGGGAAGTGGGTTTCTTTTTAAAAAAGTATGCAACACTTGTAATGGTACTTCAAATAGTAGTAAATCTGAAACCATAAAAATAAAAATTCCACATGGTGTTGGTGATGGTCAATTTTTCAGAATGCAGGGTAAGGGTGATTTCACCAATGGTGTATATGGAAACTTAGTAATTAAGGTAATGATTAAACCAGAACAAGACTTCAAAAAAGAGGGGAATAATCTTATTTACGATTGTTATCTCAACGACAAAGAAATATTGGAGGAGTCTATCAGTATTCCCCATCCAGATGGTGCAATGTTAGTTAAACTACCCGAAACTTTTGATAGTAGTAAACCATTGAGAGTAAAAAACAAAGGTTTCAAAGTTGAGGGAATCGGTGATTTTATAATTAACTTAAATGTTAGATTTAAAAGAAAAAATTAAATAAATCTCTAACTAAACTTACAAATCCATAAAAGGTACAAGCCGCAACTGCAACAGAAATTAATACTAAATTTAAGTGTTTTGTTTGAAAACCTTTATTTTTACATGTTGTACATCCTTTTTCTTGTTCCATAGTCTTTTTTAATTTAAAAGTATTATATTTGTCCCAATAATCAATAATAGTTATTGGGACTACTATTTTTATCACATCAAAGATATTTATTAAGAAAAACAAAAAAAATGAGATTTACTTCCGTACTTAAGAAATTAATTGTTGAAAACTCAAGATTCAAAGTTCTTTATGATAAGATGGTTACCCCATCACAAAAAGCATTAGAAAAAAATCCAAAAGCTAAAGGTTTGATGACCTTTGACATATTAAAAAGAATCATATTTGCTGACCCTGACACCAAAGCACCTGAAAACTTTGATATAGATGGGGCATCGATTGATGATATGGATAAAGTTAAAGTGGGTAAGTTTACACAATGGATGTTGAAAAACTTTGCAGTACCTGCTATGACTGAAGAAATGAAAGCGTTAGACCCCCAATCTAAAGAGTTTAAAAACGCTATCAAAAGTTATAGAGAATTATATTTGGAAGATTTGTTCAAAATGACTGAACAACTTCAATTTTTCGAAAAGGTAAAACAATATCTACCTGAAAACCAAAGGGACATCAATAAATTGACACCAGCTCAATTGAAAGATATATTTGCTAACTTCAAGTTACCTGAGAAGAAACAAAAAGAGATTGAGAAAAAACAAGCTAAGAAGACTAGAGAAGGATTGAAACATGCTGGTGGTCAAATCATTTTTGAAGGAAGTGATTGGGTATTGATTAAAGTTGAGGGTAACAACCCAACTAGTAAAGACGCAGCAATCTATTATGGTGGTTATAAGGATTATAGAGAGGGTGAATCTGACTGGTGTACATCAGCACCTGGTTTGACTTGGTTCGAAAATTATATTAAGAATGGACCTCTTTATGTTGTATTCCCACAGAATGACAATGGTCAAGTTGGTAAAAGAACAGGATTACCTGAAGAAAGATATCAGTTCCATTTCCCTTCAAGTCAATTTATGGACAGACACGATAGACAGATTGATTTAGTAAAGTTTTTGAATGAGAAGGCACCTGAGTTGAAAGATTTCTTCAAAGGGGAGTTTGCAAAAGGTTTGACCACAAAGGGTGGAAAGAAAGTTGAAATTTCTTATCCAAATAGTTCAGCAGGAAAATATGTTGCATTATATGGTTTCGAAGAATTATTCGACAATTTACCAGATGATATTGAACATTTGATGATTAACAATACATCTCAAACACCAATAGGTTTGGATGTGCCTGAATCTTTGGGTAGATTCAAAAGTTTGGATGCTTTGGTTTTACAAAACATATGTAAATCATTACCTGATAGTATTGGAAACTTACAACAATTAAGTTTTCTTTCTTTACCTGATAACAAACAATTAGTATCTTTACCTGAGTCCATTACAGGTTTGGAAAACTTATCTTTTGTTAACTTAAAAGGTTCGAATCCAAGTATCAAAATACCTGAAACATTGAAAGAGAAAATGATGGACCAAGGTGATGGTTTCTATTATGTAATGTAAAAAAATTATATCTATGAATATTGATGTTGAAATATACATTAAGAACTTTATAAACTTCTTTGAGAGCAACCCCAACGAATTGATTGATTTGATTGGTGACGAACTCAAAGAAGTTTTTTATAAAAAGGTAGAGGAACAATGTTATAAGAACCTTGACAATGGTGAGGACATTGTTTTGACTCAAAAACAATTGATTGAAATCGTTGTGGACATTAAGAAGGGAAAACCTGATATGAAGGTGTTATTAACCAATGGTGTCTTTCAAAAAACAAAATATGGATTAATTTCTTTGAATTAAGTTTGGAAATTAGAAAACCTCGTTGTATCTTTGACTTATCAATTACTCACCACTAAAAACTTAAAGATATGACAATCCAAGACATCAAAACAATCGCTCCTGCAATCTTCTCTACTTCTGCTGACCCCAAAATGTCAAACAAGTATTCATTCGTTCCAACAATCGAATTGATGGAAAACTTCACCAACGAAGGATGGCAACTTGCATCTGTAAAACAAAATGGTAAAGGTGCATATGGTGTACACGAACTAAGATTCCGTAATGGTGAATTACCTGCTGTTGGTGACACATTAGTTGAGGCCATCGTTAGAAACTCTCACAACGGAACTACAGCTCTTACAGTTGGCGCTGGTTTATTTAGATTATGTTGTAGTAACGGACTTACAGTTCCAACTTCAACCGCTGAACAATTCACTGTAAGACATATGGGTTTTGACTCTGACGAAGTAAAAAGATTGACTGAGAGCTTTGCAAAGAAACTTCCTCTAATCCAAAACTCAGTTGATAAGATGATGGATAGAATGTTGACTGAAGGTGAAAAGATTGAGTTTGCTAAAAACGCATCAATCATCAAGTGGGGAATGGGTTCAGTCCCATCAACATTAAACCTTGAACAACTTATTACACCACAAAGAATTGAAGATAGTAAAGATGACCTTTGGACAACCTTCAATGTAATCCAAGAGAAGTTCATCAGAGGTGGTGTGGATTACAAATCAAACTCAGGTAGAAAGACATCTTTGAAAGGTTTGAAAAATATTATGGCCTCCAACCAAATGAATACAAAACTTTGGACATTGGCAGAAACATTAGTGTAGTGATTGAAAAATGATGGGGAGAGATTGATTATCTCTCCTCTTTTTTTTATAATTTTACTATGGAAAAGTTATACGATTTTAGTTTATCAAGTTATCATACTATGCTTTACAAAGATTATTGTGAAGTAGATGAAGATATATTATTAGGTGAACATGACTCAGACACACCACCCATAATAGCAAGCTTCAACAAATTCTCATTAATAAGAAAAGAGTTTGATTACGACAAAACTTTATTAGGTGAAGAACCATATGTTGAGAATTATAACAACTTGTTTGCTCATTTGATGTTCAAGAGGTTATCACTCTATGTTGAAAAAAATGAAGATAAAGTTTCAATAAAATTCTTTTTATATTACAAAGGTAGACAAGCTGGAAAAAAATATTTCAAGAAAGATACTATCTGTCATTTTTTAACCTATAACTTCAAACAAAATTGTCTTTATAATGGTCATATCAAAAATTATCATCTTAAACGAAAAAAAAAGAGTCAATTAGGGAAAAACCTTTGGTACAATAAACCAATTCAGTCATTTATTCAAACATGGGTAAATCATACTAGAGGAATGAAATTGAATGACTTTGATAAAATTGAAAAATCAGGTAAAGAAATTAATGAAGCCATTGTATTGTTTTTACAAAATATACCAGATGTAAATCCTGAAAACCACGATTATTCTTACGACAACATTTTATACAAAAGATACTTGGATGGGATTGGTGTTAAAGTACCAAACAACTGGATGTATTTCAACAGAATCTTTCCACAGATAACAAAAAAGATATTCAAGAAATATAACTATAAGTTTGTGGATGCTTTTATGGGTTTAAATGATTTCACTGGTGATAAAATCAAGAGAGTATTACATAGTGTAGAATCAACAGATGGGGTTGAGTCATTAAAGTTTGCACTTGATTTCTTTGGGAAAGATTTCATATTATCTCAACCTGATGTCTTCATTAAAGAAATATTGGAAAGTACATCTTTCTTTATGGATTGGCAAGTGTTTATTAATCACCATAGAATTAGTTTGGTTGACTTCACCAAAACTGAGGTAAAATATTGTTTCGAAATTTTCAAGTTGGTTGTTAGGGGTGAAATTAATTTACATTCATTCACTGACCATATTGCTTACAAGATTAGATTAAAAAACTTTGAACCTGTAATGTGGAGAGCCAAGAATTATGATACTTTTGCTGAAGAACATTATATTTGGTCTGAAAAGATTGGTTCGATGAAAAGTGCTGAGTATAGAAGATTATATGATGAAAAGTTCAAGGAATATATCGAAACACCCATCTTTGATTATTATCCTGTATTACTGACTGAAAGTAAGGAATACAATATGGAGAGTTTCCTCCAATCAAATTGTGTTAGAACTTATACAGATAAACCAGCATCCATTATCATATCTTTAAGAAAAGGGGGAATTCACTCCAAAACAAGGGCAACCATTGAATATAAGATTGAAAATGATTTTGATAAAATTAAATTCAATCGTGTCCAATCCTTGGGTAGATATAATGAAAAGTTGGATGAAAGTTGGACAAAAGTTTTAATTGAACTTGACACCAAAATGTTTTATACTTTGGAAAATGATATCTTTAAGTTGCCTGAGGTTGAAATAAAATATGGTGGGAAAACATTTATGTCACATTTGATATTTGTTGAGGATAGTGTCAAAGCTCAATTATATAATGGTACAACTAGTAAACTACCACCAAGAAAAATTGTTACATTCACAAATAATCCTGTAAAAAACATTTATAATCCAACATTAGAACTATTATGACAAACAGAAACAGAGTTAATGATATATTCAAAGAAAGATTTAAACAAATCCCCTCTTCATTATATATAAAAAATGAAAATATTTCTAAAGAAAACTTGGATAAGTTTTTAAGTAAATCTCATTTGATTTTTGTTAATAAGAAGGTGGCGGAAGGAAAAATAGTTGAGATGGATAGATTAGTTGAATACGATTCGAATGGTATTCTTATTTACATAAAAGGTGTTGAAGATATATTTATTCTAACCACAACAGATAGATTGAATGTTGCGGAGTTTACTTTACATAACTTAATAAAACTTAATAAATAATTTAATTTTGATACAACTTAGTGATATTTATAATAAACACTAAGTTGTATGGAAAACGGAAAAATATATAAAATTACAAACACCGAAAACAATAAAGTTTATATTGGTTGTACGATTAATACACTAAAACATAGATTTGAAGAACATTGTTACAGATGTCTGAAAACTAACATCAATACAAAATTATGTAATAATGTTAGAAAGTATGGTGTTGAAAAGTTTACAATTGAGTTGATTGAAGAATGTTCATTGGATGTTATATATAATAGAGAGGTTGAAGTTATTAAGGAACACAATAGTTTTGAGGAAGGATTAAACTCTACAGTAGGAGGAGAGGGATGTTTAGGTTATAAACACTCACCTGAAATAAGAATGAAGATATCTAATGCGGTTAAAGATGGTAAATCACATAAAGGTAAAACTTATGAAGAGATTTATGGAGATAGAGCACAAGAAGAAAAAAATAAGAGAAAACAAGCGGGTTGGTCTAAAAATTTGAATGAAGAAGAAAAGTTAAAAGTTATTGAAAAAATAAGAAACATTAAACGAAGTAAATCTAAAACCAGTATTGAAACTATTAATGGTATTAAAAAATTAATAAGTGAAAATGTTAAGCCAAGCGAAATAAATAAACAATATCCTGAAGTTCATATTAGAACAATATATAGTATAAAAGCTGGAACTAGATGGAAAGATTAAAAAACAAAAAAATGGAAATCACAAGTGAAGAATTAAAATCAAAAATTGAATCAGGTGAACAAGTTATTATTGACTTTTGGGCCAGCTGGTGTATGCCGTGCAAGATGTTTAAACCCACCTTTGATAAAGTTGCCGAGAGTTCTGAAGTACCTATGTATACAATGAATGTTGAACATAATGGTGAATATGCTGTTGAGTTGGGTATTCGTGCAGTACCAACCATTAAAGCTTTTAGTAATGGTGGTGAAGTTTATTCTAAATCAGGTATTCTTAGTGAGTCAGAATTAAAAGGAGTTATAAATAACATCATCAATGGATAACAAACTAGTAATAGTATATACAATGAAAGGTTGTCCCCACTGTACGGACTTCAAAGATTTATTAGTTCAAAATGGCATTGAGTTCTATGATAGAGATATCGATGAATATAGTGACGAGTTTGATATGTTTGTCGAATTAACAGGAAAAGATTTTGTTCCAGCATTTATGTTGGTAGATGAATCCGAGAGTGACGAACCCATACCAATGTTATTTGCACCTGAAGAGGATTTCAACGAATTAGAAGAAGGATTGGAAATTATCAAAAAGTTCTTACAATAAAAAATGTCCCCAATATTAGGGGACATTTTCATTTAGAATATAACCAAATCTTTCATTCTATCTTTAACTAACCAAGGTTTCTCATTTAGTTGATTATCAATATCTCTTTCAACATCATAATCTTTAATATAGTCATTTGCAAACTTGTTTAAGTTGAAATCAAATACATCTAATATTAATGACTTAATTTTCTCTGGTGTATAAATCGAATCACAAGTTACCTCAATGTTAAAATCATCCTCATTGTTAATAACTGAAGAATACTTAAATGTAATTTTATCAGTTTCAAGTAAGTTAAATAATTGATTGCAAATATGTTCACCATAATATAATTCTCTTCTACCAAGGTTTAAGCTATATCCATAAGGGAATGATGAGGAAACAGAAAGAAAGTTCGTTGTGTTGAATATTTTAAGGTTCTCAGGGATGAATGGGGAATAGAACTCTAGTTCCAATTTGTCTGTAAAGTTAATATTATTTAGGAACTCTTTGTTGTAATCATTTTTACTATCTCTATTAACTTCATTGATTACCTGTTGGTGGAAAATAGGTCTATCACTTTTATGATATTCAAAGTAATATTCGTTTGGGGAAAGCGGTTCTCTATAATCTATTAAATCAATTATATTGATATGTTTAAGATTAAGATAGGTTAATAAATCAGGATTCTTTTCAACAAATAAATCTCTTAACTTATTTAAATCTAAAACTTCATCTGAGTTTGTTGCACCATAAACAACCAAGAATGATTTAAAATCAACAACTTGAAATCTTGAGGTAAAGTTTGGGTTTACATTTTTGACAATAAAGTCAGCGAATAGGTTTACAAAACCTTCTTTTGATAATCTATTAATATACTTCATAATTTTTTTATCAAATGTATAAACAAAAAAATTATTATCTTAAATAGTAAAAATAAAAAAAGGGACATTGATTGTCCCCTTCAAAGTTCGTACCTTCCCTTCAGTGAAGTTATCTTTTGTTGTAGTACTTCTCAACAACCTTTTTGATTGATTCTTGAATGTTGTTGTTAGTCACCTGTCTCTGACTAGTTTGGTTACTAGCAGGTGGTGGTGTTGAAGGGGCTGGTTGACCTTGTGGTTTGTTTTTGCATCCACATCCCATGTCATTATCAGTTTAATTAATTTATGAAGTCAACTTCATTAATAAATATCTTAAGTATTTATATTATGTAAATAAAACCTTATTTGACAATATGAAAAAAATTATTATAGCCGAAAGTCAGGCAAAAAACCTAATTAAAATCCTTAAAGAACAAAATGAGGGTGAATATTATGAGATGACTGGTAAACAATATGAGGAACTATTGAAGTTAGCTTCATATAACTCAAAGGTTACTGGTATTAAAAAGTTTGGTGGAAAACCATTATATGTCGTTGGAGATGTTAATTTAAGTGGAACTCCAATAAAAGACTTGGGAAATGTTGCCGTTATTACTGGAAGATTAAATATTAGTAGTACACAAATTAGTAGTTTGGGTAATACTATAGTTAAAGGATATGTAAGTGATTATAATACACCAATTGAAAAAATGAGAATTAGAAGAGAGGAGTTGGCTAAATTGGCTGATGCTGATGAGAGGAGACAAGATGGTGAATGGGACTTGGATAATCCAAAGATTGATGATGAAGGATTGGCGGCAAATGCTTTGTTTGATTATTTGGTTTATAAGGGTGATTTGGATGAGATGGATGAAGAAACCAAGAATGAAATAAAAACTAAGAAGGAAGAAATTGAAAGGTTAATTGAAGAAGGTAAAGGGTTGGATATGGACTCTGAAGAAAGGGAAGAAATATATGATAGGATTACTGACTTAGAAAATGAAATTGAAGAATTACAAGAGGGTGTTGCTGATGTATATTATCTTATACCACAATCTTATCGTTCATATGGTGACCTTAACAATTTCGAGGTTATTGGTTTGAGGGGTCAAGAATATGTTGTTGGTTATTGGGATGATGTGTATGAAGCGGCAGTTGAGAATCAAGAACAATTGATTGAGGATATTGGTATTGATGGAATTAGTAGGGGACTAATTGAAGATAATATTGACAAAGGTCGAGTTAGAGAATATATGGAGGAGTTTTATAGAGACGACATTACTGACAACCCTGAAGTTTATTTTGATGATGATGATTACCAATTAACTGATGAACAAGAAGAGAGAAAAGAAAGATTGGAAATTGAAATTGAAGGATTGAGAGAAAAATTAGAAAACACGGAAAATGAAGATGAAATAGCTGATTTGGAAACAGAAATTGGGGGATTTCAAGAAGAATTAGATAGTATAGAACCAGATACAGAACCAACTGATGATATGATTGACGAAAAAGTCGATTACTATATAAGAAACACTGATGAAATAGATTGGTTGAAGGAAATGGGTTATGAATTAAATGATTGGGTTAATTTGAAAGGTGTTGCCCGAGATATAGTTGATAGTGATGGTTTGGGTGTTATGGCTTCTTATGATGGAAATTACGATGAACGAACAGTAACAACACCTGATGGGAAGAAATATACTTTTGTCATAATGAGAATGAACTAGTTTATTTTAGATAAAACTTTAATTATATTTTGAGTATGAAGAAGAATAAATTAAAGTTTGTTATGAGTACAGATTGGATATTCGAAGGTGTCATTGACGCTGAATTAAAAGAATATGTCCTCTTAGGTTATTTCCAAAAACTGAACAAACAATTGGAAGAAATGAAAGTTTATCCAATGTTCACGGAAATTACCCTCCATTTAGCAAACATTCGAAATCTATTATCAAAGAATCAAATATTATATACAGATAAGTCATTACTCAATGTTGACGATGAGATAACACTTGCTGACCTGAAAACTAAGGACAGACCAATCTTAACCATACACGAAGAAACTGAACTTATAAAGATATTAAAATATAGTGATGCCAAACTACAAGATTACTTTGACATCATTAAATCTGTTTGGACAATAGTTTATGATGCAATCGAAGTTGTATCTATATTAAACGAAGATAATTTAACTTCCAAGAAAGGTTATTTCTATACCAAATCTAGTAATTTAATAGACATTTGGGAGTACAATATTAGAAAACATAAGGGTGAAAATAAGACAACCTTCAAACAAATTGAAGACCCCAACTTTTATACTCACCTTATATCAACTGAAAATGAGTTACCAACATTTTATATTCATTGTGATAAAGAAGTTCCATTCGAGGAAACTTTGTTACCATTGATGAAAAGAAAGGTATTGTCGTATATTTTTCAGTCAAAAAACTTAGCAATAAGGTAATATTGGAAATTGGATTATTTGGTTGTGTTAAATTAATTATTAAAAGTTAATAAACCAATAAAACAATTTTATGAAAAAACTTTTTATTTTATTTTTCGTTGTATTAGCAAGTTTACAATCTTGTAAACAAAAAGATTCTTGTGCTGATACAGTATGTCCAAATGGTCAAGTTTGTGTTGATGGAACTTGTCAAGGAGCAACAACTAATGTTGTAATATCATCAAACATTAGTTCTAACACAACTTGGACTGCGGACAATGTTTATGAGTTGGGAGGAAGAATCACGGTATTGGATGGTGTTACACTAACAATAGAACCAGGTACAGTTATCAAAGGTCAAGCAGGTACAGGAGCAAACGCAACAGCTTTATTAGTTGCAAGAGGTGGTAAAATCAATGCTGTTGGTACACCAACTAAACCTATTATCTTCACATCTGTTGCAGATGAAATTACACCTGAACAAGTAGGTGCTGGACTTTTCATTAGTCCAAACCTTGACCCCGCAACACAGGGATTATGGGGTGGTGTTATTATATTAGGAAAAGCACCAATCTCAGCTTCAGCCAATGAAATCCAAATCGAAGGCATTCCAACTACTGACCCTAATGGTTTATATGGTGGAAACGATGTTAGTGATAACTCTGGTGTTATGAAATATGTTTCAATTCGTCACGGAGGTGCTAACATTGGAAATGGTAATGAAATTAATGGTTTAACTTTGGGTGGTGTTGGTAATGGAACAACAATTGAGAATATTGAAATCGTTGGTAATCAAGATGATGGTATTGAGTTCTTTGGTGGAACTGTAAATGTATCTAATCTTCTTGTATGGTTTTCAGGTGATGATGCTATTGATACAGACCAAGCTTGGGCTGGAACATTAAATAACTTTATTGTAATCTGTGGTAGTGCAACTGACCATGCTTTAGAAATTGATGGACCTGAAGGTACTTTAATGGCTTCACACACATTAAGAAATGGTTCAATCAAAGGAAGTCCTGAAGCGGAATTGGGTGACTTCAGAGCTTGTCCAAGAGGAACATTCGAAAACATTTTCTTCTTTGATTTTGTTGACCCAGCAACTGCGGGTAGAGGTGACTTATCAATATCTAATCCAACAAATTCTACTTGTTCAACAGATAATTTAACTAATGGAGTTTTGACTTTCTCAAACTTACAAGTTATACTTCCTACAAATGTAACATTGAGTAGTGTTTTCAAAAATGGTACTAGTACCTTTGCTACTTCTGTTACAACTAGAACAATTGGTGCTAACAAAACTGCACTCAATTGGACTTGGGCAGAACAAGCAAATGTATTATTGGGATTCTAAGAAATTAAAATCTAAATGAGAAAGGTTCTGACCAAAAGTTAGAACCTTTTTTTATTGTCAAAATCAAAATACTAATATGGAATCACTAAAACTAAGAGTAACTCTAACCAACACAAAGGGGTGGAAAGAAACGAAAGATGTCCACCTATCACATTACCTATCTCAAAAAGAAGAAGGAAACGATGTTTTAGATAAAATCGTTGAACAACTTATTCAGGATTATGAAAGGATGGGAAAAAATATGAATGAAAATAAAATAGAAAATCAAAAATGGAGACCGTAATCAAAACTTGGGAAAAGAAAGAAAGTGTTAATCACCCTTCTCATTATGGAGGCGCTGATAATGTTTATGAAGCGATAAAGGTGATAGATGCCTGGTCATTAGGATTTGCCTTGGGTAATACTGTAAAGTATATCAGTAGGGCAGGTAAGAAAGACCAATCAAAAGAATTAGAAGACCTAAAGAAAGCTTTATGGTATCTTCAACACCACATCAATCAATTAGAGAATAAATGAATACACCAATAAAATATTTCGGGGGAAAAGGAACAATGTTTAACAATATTATAGAACACTTCCCCAACCAAAATGACTTTAACATTTATTTAGAACCATTCGGTGGTTCCTTCTCAATAGGATTGAAAAAACCTGAAACTGAAATTGAGATTTACAATGATATAGAACAAAATGTTTATTCCCTTTATAAAGTTTTGTCGGATAAAGATTTATTCGATGAGTTCAAGTTCAAATGTGATTTAACTCATTTCTCCGAAGATTTAAGGAAGGAATTCAAAGATAAGTTGAAAGGTGACTTAACCACTTTGGATAGAGCATTTTACTTTTTTTATGTAAACAGAACATCACATAATGGTGTGGGTGGAATTACAATCAGCAACATAGTAAGAAGGAAGATGAGTAAATCAACTTCAGATTTTTTGTCTGCAATTGATAGATTACCTGAATTACACGATAGATTGTCAAAAGTAATTATGTTAAACACTAATGGAATAAAGTTGATTGAAAAATATAAGGAATATCCAAATTGTTTCATTTATGCTGACCCCCCTTATGAACAATCAACCAGAACAAATGCGAGATATAAGGAAGATATGGATAGAGATGGACATATTAAGTTTCTCGATTCTGTTATTGATTCCAAAGCTAAGATATTGATTAGTGGATATGATTGTGAATTATATGATAGATTGACTGATAATGGATTTATTAAAGTTCATTTTGATGTAAAAACTGTTGATGGTAACCATAAACCTAAAACCAAAACTGAAACTCTTTGGAAGAACTATGAATAAAGTTTATTAAAAAAAGAATAAAAATTTTTAGAAATGTTTTGGTTGTAAAAATATTTTTCATACATTTGTAATTAATCCACTTGTGAAACTATTTAAAATCATTTTATATTACAATTTAAACTCCAAACTATGAATCACGATTTAACTGCAACGGCAGAATTAGAACTTTCTGAGAATCAAATTATGTCCATTCTCAACAATTTAACAAATGATAATTTTTTGATATTGTTTAATGAACAACAAATACAAAGAAATTTATCAATTACAGGTGAGGAACTTTTACATACAATTGACCATAGAGGAAAATCTAAGGTTTACGATGAAGGGGTTCTTAATTATACAACAGATTTAGATACATTTTCATTTGGAAAGTCGAATCGTAAGATTATTCAAAAAAAAGTAGATGGGATATGTAAAACAATTGAAGAATATGGTATAATTGTTCCAATTATTGTGGATAAAAAATTAGAAATTGGTGAAGGACAACATCGTGTAAAGGCACTAATGAAGTATAATGAAAATAACCCCAATAATAAAAAAGGGATTCATTTTATAGTTCGTAAAGAAATTCCGGCTAAGACAGTTAAAGTTATGAATAGAACTTTTACTAATTGGAAACCAAATGATTATTTACACTCTTATGCTGAAGATGGATTTGTTGAATATATCAAATTGAAAAATTTTGTTGAAAAAAATAAAGACTTCAGTATATACTTACTTTCAGCTATGTGTCAGAATGATTTGTCTGGTATCGATAGACATGGTGGGAAATCAAATATAAATCATAACACTGGTGAATCTAGTATGGATAAATTTGAACAAGGTCGATGGACAGTTGTTTATGACGACCCAAATTTGGAAAGAGCTCAACGATATGCAGATGATATTAGAAAGGTGACTAAAGTTTGTAATGTTAAATCTAAACATCTTTATTTTGCATTGTTGAACTTATTAATGAATGTCCCCAAATTTGATTTGAATAGATTCATAGATAAATTACAAGAAAACTATTTGTTTTATAACAAAGTTAAAATTCATAATAGAGAACAAGCATATGATTTTATCGGTGAAGTTTACAATAAAAAATTGAAAAAGTCTGAAGAGTTTTTAGTAATATTAGAATACTACAACAATAAAAGAAAAAAACCATAAATGAACAAAGTTTATTTGATTGACATTGATGGGACAATATGTGAGGATATAAGAAATGAAGAATGGTATTTATACCCATTTGCACAACACTATGAAGAAAGTAGATTAATTCTAAATAAGTGGTATGATGAGGGAAATATTATAACATTCTTTACCGCCAGAGAGAGTAAAGATAGACATATTACGGAAGATTGGTTAAGATTGAAAGGATTCAAGTTCCACGGATTGATTATGGATAAACCAAGATGTAAAGATGGTCAGGTTTATCATTGGATTGATAATAGACCTGTAAGAGCAACAACTTATAAAGGTAACTGGACTGAACTTAAACAGATTTACGCTAAAATAGAAACATTTGAATAATGGTAAAAAGATTTGTTAGATTTCCAAATGAAATGGATTTCGTTGAAATGGAAATCAATATGGATGATTTTAATATGGTTACAGAGTTTAGTGACCAAATGTTTGGATGGTATAAAGGAACTTATATTTCAATAAAGTTATAAAATTAGTGAGAGTATTAAATCTATATGCTGGTATAGGTGGAAATAGGAAATATTGGGAAAATGTTGATGTGACAGCGGTGGAATACAATGAAGAAATCGCAAATGTGTATCAACATTTTTTTCCTAATGACACAATTGTGGTTGGTGATGCCCACGAATACCTTGCCAAGAACTGGAGAAACTTTGATTTTATTTGGTCAAGTCCCCCCTGTCAAAGTCATAGTAAAGTTAGAATGATGGCAAGCAAAGGAGGAAGTTATGACTCCGTAATGCCTGATATGAAGTTATGGGCAGAAATCATTTTCTTACAAAACTTTACCAAGAACACAAACATCAAGTTTGTTGTTGAAAATGTTAAACCATATTATGAACCATTTGTCAAACCAACAATAAAGTTGGGGAGACATTTGTTTTGGACAAACATTGATATCCCCGAAATTGAAATTAAAGATGGATTGACCCATAATGAGAGGGGAAGTTCTGAGAAAGGTTATTTTGATTTGAGGGAGTTTAAGTTATCCCACAGAAAAGACCAGATAATTAGAAATTGTGTTGACCCTGATGTTGGAAAATATATTTTGGATTGTGTATTAAGACCTGAAGAATTAAAATTAACTTAATATAGTATTCGTGGTAATGTAAGCCCCAATTCCTATTTATCAATAAAAAGATATATGGACAAGTGGAAAACAATTATTATGAGTGATTTACATTTAGGTGCAATTCAATCAAACACTGACAAGATTATTGAGTTCTTGGATTATAATGATGCTGAGACAATAATATTAAATGGTGATATTATTGATGGATGGGCATTAAAGAGGGGAACTAAATGGAAAAAGGGTGACTCAAAAATAATTAGAAAGTTAATGAAAAAGGCCGAACACGGAACAAAAATCATCTATCTACACGGAAATCACGATGATTTTATGAATCAGTTTGTCCCTTTTCAAATGGGTAAGATTGATTTTGTAAGAGAGTATGGTTTCAAGGGTGTTGATGGTAGATTATATTATTGTTTCCACGGAGATGTATTGGATTTTATCGTGATTAAAATGAAATGGGTCGCGTTAATTGGGGGATGGTCATATGATTTTGTTATTAAACTTAATACATTTTATAATTTCATCAGGAAGAAACTTAATTTACCTTATCATTCATTAGCAAACATTATTAAAAGAAATGTTAAGGGGTTGAATAATTTCATTGAGAAGTTTGAAACAAATGCAACAAAGTTGGCCAAACAAAAAGGATATGATGTTGCGGTTTGTGGACACATTCACCAACCCAAAATAGATGTTGATTATATGAACTCAGGTGATTTTTGTGAAAATACAACTTGTTTAGTTGAAAATGTTGATGGAAACTGGTATATCATTGAAGTATAAATTATGGAAATAAGAAAAGTTAGTTATAAAGAAGTTGAAAAAGAATTCGTTGAAATAAAACCAGATTTATTGGATGAAACTGCAACATATTATGGTTGTTTCTACAAAGAAGAACTTGTTGGTATTGTTTCATATATCGAACATCCTTATGTTATTTATCTCTGTCATGCCTTTGTCAAAGAAGAACATAGAAACAAAGGAATATATAAAATGCTTTGGAATTATAGAGGTATTAAATTAAAAGACACCGAAAAACAAGTTTATGCTCATTGTAATGTTAATAGTTTGAAACATTTTATTAACAACGGATACAACATTGAAAAAGCATTATTCAAGGTTGTAAAAAAATAGTTGACAATCCCCCATTTTTTATCTATCCTCAATTAAAAAAATTAATGGAATTAGTAACGACTTATATTTGTAAGACCTCAGATAATGGTGTCCACGATAATATATTCGGTGGAACAATATTGGGGTTAATCGACCAAAGTGCTGGTGCTTATGCGGCACAGATATGTGATACACCAAGAATGGTGACAATCAAAATTGATGAACTTTTATTTAAGAACTCCGTTAAGGTTGGAAATATTATTAAGTTCTATGCCACAGTTAAAGAGTTTGGAACTAGTTCCGTAACTTTATATATGGAGGTTAGAAAACATAATGTTTATACTGGACATCAAGATGTTGTTGTCTCAACCAATATCAAGTTTGTAAGAATTGATGAAGAAGGTAGAGCCATTCCAATCTCTGACAGAGTTAAAACAAGATACTACAACAGAATGGAACAATATGGTAAAGGACTATTAAACCCTGAAGAAAAATAATATATATGAATAAATTAGATAAAGATTACCAAGAACTCCTATTGGACATATTAACAAATGGGGTAACAAAAAATGATAGAACTGGTACAGGAACAATATCAGTATTCGGTCGCCAGATAAGACATAAAATGTCAGATGGATTTCCAGTCCTAACAACCAAGAAAATGTATTTCAAGGGAATTGTGACTGAATTGATTTGGTTTTTAAGGGGTGATACCAATATAAAATATTTGGTTGATAATGATTGTAACATATGGACAGGAGACGCTTATAAGAAGTATATAATGTTACCAAAAGAACTATCTGAAGTCGTTTCAGATAGTGGAAAATTTAATGGTCGAAATTTAACACAAGAAGAATTCATCAACAAAATCAAAACAGATGATGAGTTTGCTAAGAAGTGGGGTGAATTAGGGCCAATTTATGGTAAACAATGGAGATTATGGGGTAGAAAAGCAACAAGAGAAGAGAAAATAATAACTCCTGAGGTTTATAATATTGAAGTAGACCAAATCGCAAACTTAATCAACGACCTTAAAACAAATCCCGACTCAAGACGATTAATGGTTAATGCTTGGAATGTGGGTGAATTAAACCAAATGGTTCTTCCACCTTGTCATTATGGATTTCAAGTTTATACTCGTGAAATGACTTTAGAAGAGCGTCTTGAATGGAATCATCAAAATTCAGACCCATTGAATAGAAGTTTGGATTATTTCCCCGAACATTTGGATTCAATGAATGTCCCCAAAAGGAAAATATCTTTGATGTGGAACCAGCGTTCGGTGGACACATTCTTGGGACTTCCCTTTAATATTGCATCTTATGGGTTGATACTTGAAATTATTGCAAAAGAAGTTAATATGGTTCCTGATGAATTGATTGGTAATTTAGGAGATACACATCTTTATCTCAATCACATAACTCAAGCAAAAGAGCAAATTAAAAGAGAACCCTATAGTTTACCTAAATTGAAAATAAGTCGTACCTTATTTGAATTTGGAAAACCTGACCCAAATAAGTTAGACTTAGATTATTATAGTATTCATAATTTTGAACTATTACATTATCACTCACACCCAACAATTAAAGCACCATTATCTAATTGATTATGGATTTCCCAATATTAGTAGAACACCCCACTTTTGGGGACCATCGTGGTAATTTTTGTGCATCACCCATTTCTATGATGAGTGACAAACGATTAGATAAAAATTGGGTTCAGGTTAATACGAGTATAAGTGTTGACCCTTTTACACTTAGGGGTCTTCATTTTCAAAATCACCCATTTCAGCAAACCAAATATATGAAACCTATATGGGGTTCAATTTTGAATTTTGTTATCTGTGTGGACAAAAAAAGACCTGACTTTGGTAAAGTTTACTCATTCAATATTGATGTAAATCACGCAGTTCTCATTCCAAGAGGTTTTGCCAATGGTGTTCTTACTTTAGAACCAAATACTATTATCCAATATTTCGTAGACAACTCATATTCAAAAGAACATGACCAATCATTAAAGTGGGATAGTCATCCTGAAATAAAAAGTATTGTGAATCGACTCACTTATTCACCGACAATTTCTGAAAAGGATGAAAATGGATTTTTGTGGGATGACTTGGTATCAGAAAAATACCATATACATAGCTAATAGCTTTCTCGAAGCATTTTGAATTTCCCTTTTGACTTTATCAATATCAAAGTCTTCACCTCTTTTTTCTATTACTTTCATAACTCCATTAAGTATTTTCTGTTTTACTTCATCAGCATTTTCAACAACTCTCTCATATGCCTTGAGTTGTTCATCTGAAGTGAATTCAATATCATATGGAGAACCAAACTTTTTGGTGATATAATCTGAACCTGAATACAAAAGGGGGGATGCTCCAAACATATT